TATCTCCCAGAAAAATACCATATCAGACCGCTCAAAATAATCCAATTCGCCATTTCTAAGCGAGGTTCCGTCAAATAAATCGATGTGATCTTCTTGATTGCCAAAACCTGAAAAACTGATAAGTGCAACAATGCCAGACTTCCCGCCCAAGTCTTCAGATTGAATAACATTAAGACATTTTTTTTCAAAAACAACCAAACGCTCAGCTGGAAACTTTGATTTCAAATATAGAACAAGTTCTTCAATTCGCAGCACGTGATGCCCGTGTTTTCCATGGTACCAACAAAATTCGCCGTCGTAGTCTTGAAACGGAAATCCTGACAATCTGAAGCACTCACTTAGTTTCATGGTGCATTGGTTTAGAAAATTGGGATTACCACCCTTGTCGCAACATGGCTCGTAATCAGGGTAGTTTTTCCACAAGGTCTTGAAATCCATTGTTTGCCTATATTTATCTCAATCGTTCATCGTCTGTCATGTTGCCTTGCCTCTTATGTTATGGTCCATGTCATTGTAATGCCCGATGGGATACCTTTAGCCCCACTTGCTGTCCATGTGGCATAAGCACCACCACCTGAAATGCCTGTATATAAATTTAGATTTGAACTTGATGCATTTATATACCATAAACCTGCTGCAAGTATCGTACCATTATCAGTATATGCTACTATGTCCCCATTTTGTAACGATGTAGTCCTGATGTCTGTTGGAATATTGTTCAATATGAAATCGACACTATTAGATGTTTCCGTCCAGTTTCCTGGGAGGAATAATGTTACTACTTCTCCAATCCTAGTCCACCTGCAAGTGATTGAAGGATTGGCATCTACACCAGTAAATGTAGGGCTAAATGTACCTGTCTTATAGTATGTTAAATCACTTTCGCCTAAATTAATACCATCATCAAGCGTCTTAACGCCTGCAAATGTCTGTGCCTCAGTGTTAACCAGCCCTGCAACCGTGTCACTCGCAGGTGCGATATACTGATCGGCTCCTCGTGTTTCGACTACCGCTGCTGCGGTGGTTCCAATCGAGGTCCATGTTGGTTCTGCATTTAGGCTGACTGTTCCCGATATGTTAATACTTCCGATTGCTGTTCCACTTTCTACAAGTATTTCATCGGCATCGCCTGTTGCCACAGTACTGCCCCATGAAGCAGCTCCTGAATATGTGATAACAGCCTCATTATTTTGGAAGTTTATTCCCGCAAACACAAGAGTCATAATTGTACTAGGTGTTTGTGTTGCTCGCAAATTAAATACCATTCGCCATTGGTTATTGCTGTCTGCACTAAAGGTGGCCGTTGCATAAGATATAGATGTTGCGCCTGTGATATATGAACTAATATCAACTTCCTTAGTAATCTTACTAACACTCTCATAAGGCACTATTGCATTTCCTGCTTTCAAACCAGCGATCCCGTAAGTCATATTTTTTCTCCTTCAAGTGCCGTTAGGCGTGCTAAGATTGCTTCGATTTGTACGTCTTTTTTTGCTAGTTCGCTCTCGTGTTTTGTGTTTAGTTCTTGGATTGCTTTCATGGCGATAAATAACAATCCTTTATTATTGATACCCTTGGCCATGAATTCATTTTCAGTACCTTTGTTGACTAAGAATGTATCCTTGATTACTTCAGGAAAATGCTTCTCTACATCTTGTGCCATTGATCCTATATGGATGTGGTCTAGGTTATCCAAGTAAGCCCATGTACCTATTGGGATTTGAACAAATCGTTCTAGAACAGATTCAAGAGGTGTTAAATCAGTCTTCATACGTTGGTCGGACAGGTCACTATCATTTGATTGATAATTATAAATACCCCCATTACCAGCTACATAAAATCTTGAAGCTGTGGCATCTTCGCATAAGATATAATAATTACCCGTAGATGCACTTGGTGAGGCGACAGTATAGCTAATATTTAGCCCCCAAGGATCAGAAGCATGGGTGTGTCTTAGTGCATTAGTAAACGATCCACCTGCATTTGTTCCTGTATTCAGTGCAATTGTACCACCAGCTGCATTATCAATTGTGGCAGCACCATTTATATCAACATTGCCTTGGACGGCCATAACATTAGAACCGCTGAAGATTTCAAATCTAGCATCATTATTAACGCTGCATTTCAGTATACTTGTTGCATCATTTGAACCTGAACAATCTATTTGTACACCATCATCACCGGTAGCGGTACCAGTGTTGTCAAACCTTGCTACATAATTCCCTGTATTTGATTTGGAAACTTCGAGGGGATACGCAGGTTCTTTACCTACACCAAGACCGCCATCAATCTCAACATCACCAGCAACATCCAAATCATCATTGAAAACCCATGGACCTTCAAGAGTTCTGGCAACAAAAGCCGTAAATGGAGTTACCACCCACCACGGCGATCCTGTGTCCCACGCAAATGAAACATAGTCAGACGCCTGCCCGATTGTAATCCCAGTTGTATAGTCTTTCCCGTCAAGCCTGAATGCATCTGAACCGTTTTTCAAAACATCAACATAGTAAGGAGTTGATGCATATGCAGCCTGATCTTCAGTGCCTGTTACAGCAACTTCAAGATAGTATCCCGTCGTTCCTGAAGGTGCATTCACATCGATTTTTGCAGAGGCACCGCTCATGTCTATGATATATCTGAAGCCATCAGCAAGGTTTGCACCATCGTCTGTATGATCTAGATAAACTGTTGAGATACCACCGCCACCGCCCAATGGTAGGAGTGAAGAACCATTGTCAAGGTATGCCTTGTCTTCATCGCTTGCATACAAAAGAGTTGCCTGTTTTCTAGTCAGACCACCGAGGTTTGCAATGGTGTTTTTTGGAATTGTGAGCCTGCTTGTATCTGAAGCTGTACCACCTGCGAAGTCTTTTGCAGTTAAGATCTGAGTGCCGTCGATAGTAGCAATATCACCTGTTGAAGTCCCACCGACTGAAACACCATCAAGCTGGTTGAGCTCCGTCGCAGTTGACGACAGGGCTACGTCTTCATTTATCTTTGGAGACGTCAACCGCTTGTTTGTCATGGTCTGAGTGCCGTCGATAGTAGCAATATCGCCTGACGATGAACCGCCGACTGAAACACCATCAAGCTGATTGAGCTCCGTCGCAGTCGATGCAAGAACGACGTCTTCATTCAGTTTTGGTGAGTTCAACCGCTTGTTTGTCATGGTCTGAGTGCTGTCATCATCGACCATTGCAGACCATGCACCATTTGAATAATACCGCACCAGTGCAGTTGCAGTATTGTAATAAACATCGCCATTGGCTGCAGCTGATCCCTTTGCACTCACAAATGCAGCATCACTGGCATATGCTACATAGCTACCTGCAACTGATGTAGTGTTGGTTGTCGGTGTTACAGTTATACCCTCTGCAAGCAGAAGTGTTTTTACGTTTGTCATTTTCTAAATCCTTTCATATCCAAAAACCTGAAAAGCAATCGGATGGTCTGCATAAGAATCCTGCCTCGTTCCGTTCCATGGAGCGGGATAGTCAAATATCATGTTGATGCTATGATCCAGTGTTTCAGTATATCCTGTTGCACTCATTAAGAGGTGATATTCTGTTGATGCATAGATCCATTGTTTGGAAAAATCAAACGTGACCCAGCCAAGCCATTTTGCACCAGTCTCAAATGTAGGATCAAGATTCTTGCACAATATTATATCTGAATCCCATGAAAATGTAGGTGATCCAACGGAATCTGTTGCAGTCAACTTGACACGCTCGCCTGTAAATGAGCCGTCAAAATACATTACAACCCTGATGTTGGATATTTGTCTGGGCGTTGAATCGTTTGTAAATGATCCCAGATGAACAGGGTTTGTTGAACCGAGCATCGGTTGTACAAATAATGTTTCTGAAAAGTTTTTTATACTCATGAAAACCCCTATGATACATATTCAACTGTTCTAGCCTTGACTGTCACCTTTGAAATTGATTTTGTCACATCAGTTACAAGAAGCAATACCCAGTTGCTACCATCCTTGTATGAAGTAGGAAGTCTGCTTGATGTTACTTTTATATATTCGCCAGGTGCAAGGCTGTACCATTTTACAGTTAGATCCATCTGATATATTATTTTTGGCTGTTGTGCTATCTGCCAATATTTATCAATCTTGACTTCACCAGTTTTTCTTGTACCTGTATTTTGAATGGAAGCCTTGTTTTCCAAATTGTGTTTTCTAAAAACACGCTCGCTTATATAGTCTATATTGACATTTGATTGAAAAGTCAGGTTTTCGGCTTCTGGATGCTTGAACTCCAACTGGTTTATTATATCTTGATAATCTATTGATGAAGTCAATGAATCACTGAGTATTTCAGATTCATCGATTTCATATATGGTGCTTGGGGGGTTCAGACTATCAATAGTAGAATAAATATCGCCCAAATCAATATCAAGTGAATCGGTTTTTGATATTTGGAGAAATTTTAATTTTGGTGCTAAAAGCAATGCAATGTATTCATCATATGTTTTGAAATCTGTTTCCTTACCAAAAGGCAATTGCATGAATTCAGGCTGAATATTGCTTGATGTTATCGAAGTGTTAGAATATCCCGATTTTTGAAGCAAATCTTCTGCTACAACTTCCAAGGTAGGTGTTGTTGCTTCAAAAAGTGTAAAATAATGGGGTTTGTCTGGTCGCAATCCCGAAGTACCTGCTCCTCTAGTGAATTTATGAAGATAATTCCCGCCTGTTGTTAAAGTAGATGTTATTGAAGCCGTTGAAAGAAGTATGGGAGTAAGAAAAGATGAACCCGGAACTATTTCAATATTGCCTGCAATTGCATAGGGCTTTTCTCTAACTACCGCCGTTACCGTTTCAGTTGGATATGAATTAGTAATAGTAATATTTGCAGTTGTATAATTCACACTTGTAATTGTTTGATGTATCACGCCAGTTGTTGACCATGTAATTTTGAGATAACAAAAAACGGAAACTCTGTGTATGTCTACAGCTTGTAGATGTATCACTCTGTGTGTTGTGGATCCAGATGAACCCGTGAAAGTTACCGTATCCGAAACACCACCAAGTGAAAATGTGAAATTTACATTGTCTGAATCAAGAACTCCTGTAGTCCTTCCCAGTATCAATGTTTTATTTTTACCTGATCCTGAAAGATCTGAATAATCAGAATCCACAAGGGTTGCCTTCGGAAACCATCCACTTGGGTTTTCATCTACAGTTTCCAGATTCCTTCCGCCAATTATATTTGTAATAGCATTGGGCTTGCTTGATCCATATACAAAAGGAATGGGCTTGGCTATCATGTTTCTTTGTGTTTCTGGATAAATTGAATCATTTATATAATTTTCTTCATAACTGTCATTGAACAGACATTGCTTCCTTAGTTTTCTGAAATTGTCTTTCAAGCTGATATTAAAAGTATTATTATTAAGGGTTGCTTTTACAATAGTTCCGTAAAATGCAAGCTCAAATTCAGAATTGAAGCCAAACCAGACAAATATTTCCTTGTTTATAAACGATATCTGGATATTTTCTGCATCATCATTTCGCTTGAAATACTGATCGTAATGCCTGTCTATGTTTGTAAATGAAATACCAGTAGAACTGCTATAGATCCTTACTTCCAGAATATCACCGATTGATGATGTAGTTGCAGGTGACGTTGATATCCTTGGAAGCCATTCAGCTACAGTCGTTATTGATCCAGTTGGATCAGTTTCATCAAGGTATTTTGTTTGTGAATTGGTGGCAAAAATATAAAAATATGCAATCACCGGATTTGTTTCAGATGGTGCCGCTATCAATGTAACCGTCAAAATACTTGTTGATTCAACCCATGTAAATGATCTTGAAACACCATCTTCTTCAATTAAAACTGGCTTATAATCGAATGTCATGTCATAGGTGGTTCCAGAAACAAGACTTAGATTGTCTGTAATATCATAGCCTGGCTTGATCCTGACAAGTATATCCCTATTGGAATATTGTTTTGAAGCTTCATCGATAATCGTCATCAAATAACCTCTTTCAGTTCAAAAGCCATGCTGAAAACATCGTTTGAAAAGTTTGTCAACTGCGGTTCTGATGCAAACTTAACCAGTCGTGTAAGCTCCCAGTCATATGTTGACCTTTGCAGTGCAGGATCAAGTGACACAAATAGAGGGCGTGTTATGCCGAATTCATAAAAAGTCTGTTCAATGGCCCTTCTGTCACTTCCAGTCATGTATCCAAGACCCAGGCCTGTAAATGTTTTGTAGCTTTGCCGTTCTTCAGCATATTCGGTACCATCGATCGATCTTGCAATAATGCTTGGGTCGATTTGACGCATGGCATAACCTCGGTTTATATCACGCTCCTCAATTTGAGTATGGTCGCCTAGATAAATATATCCAACCTCGTTTCGCACGGGATTTGAGGTGTCACTCACATCGAGACGCCAATATCTGTAACCGCCTGTTGAATTGTCAAGTTGCTTGAAAGCTCCAAAGTCGGATGGTGTTATTGTTTCTTCAAGAGCAGGGCTTGTCCATGATGCAGCAATGTTTTCAGCCTTGATTGTGATTGTTGAATCTTCAGAGATAGTGAATATATCACCGAGCTTGCCAGCAATGCCTACAAACGAGATAGGAGCTGGAAAACCGAAGTCCCATTCAAGTGACCATGAGTTGGAAGTAGGTCGCCACAGCTTGCTTCTGATAGTGTCTATTGCATTGGAAAATGGATAGCCTGACGCCGTTGATGAAACTGTTGTATTTGAGACTGTAATATGCTGGTTGTCAAAGAACCTTACTAGTTTTGATACGCTCATTACGCCAGCCTCCGGTTATCTCTGTTCAAGTCAAGTATGATATTGCCAAACGATTCTTCATTTATTGATAGTGTTGTAGATACCTGTATTGGTGCATTCTGGTTTTGAAGTATTTGACCAAGCATTGTCTGTGTTATCTGACTGTCAGCACCTAGGGCGTTTTGCTGATCCTTGTTCAAAACAACCTCGCCCGATGTGAGGCGCGCAGGAAACGAATCATTGGGAAAGCCCTGCGGAATAACACCGCCACCAGCAAAGGCTCGTCCAAAACCGCCCGTTATCACATCTTCCAAAGTAACACCTTGGAAGCCACCGCCACCACCACCACTGATTCCTAATTTACCTCTGATTTGTTTCACAAGCTCACCAATAAAATCAGCTGCACCTATAATTAATCCCTTGATAAATTCATTAGGTGCTGCGACAAAGGTGTCATAGATATCTTGAAATGTTTGTTCGATCTTTTCAACGTCCAATATTACTTCGCCAAACAATTGACTAAAGATTCTTTCAAACAATCTTTTGGTAAGATCAGCAGTGATCTGAATTGATTTTACCGTAGATAATACTATCCCCTTTACCAATGCCCCAGCAATGGCAGGTATATGCTCTATTATAGAGTCAGTTATAGCAGGCATTGCTGCAACTATTGAATCCACAATTTGTGGCATATTCTCTGAAAGCCCTGATATGAACTGTTCGAAAGCCTCCGGATCACTTGCCAGCTCACCGAAAGCTTCAATGAATTTTCCAGCTCCCTCACTCCATATCGAAGCTACTGCACCGGCAGTGCCGAACAGTGTCTTTTTAGCACCCTCTTCTTGAATGCCTTGAAGCTTTTTCTCGGCTTTTTCCTTTTCAATTTGAAGTTCATCAAATTGTTTCATATCATTCTTTGATTTTGCCAAAGCCTGCTTTTTTTCTATATCGCCTATCTCGTCCAATGTTGCTCTGGTTTGCTGTGTTCCTTGCACAAGTACGCCTGCAATTGTTGTGGCTACTGAAAGCAATGCCTGTGAACCTTGAGTTTTGAAGCTTTCCCAAAATGTGTCAAATCTGGCATCGACAGATACATCCAGATCTGTTGCTATTTTATCTGGGATAGCTTCAAGTCCGTCTTTAAGGTTTTCTACTTCATTTTTACTATCGGTTGCATTGTCCCCAACGCCCTTTAAGGCATCTTCTGTTTTCTCAAGACCTTTGTTGAACTCATCTATAGCGGCAACACCTTTTTGAATGGAACCTGCTATGAACCCGCTTTCGATAGTTTCAGACGCAGTTCGATATGCATTTTCCATGATATCGACTTCGCTTCTCATTTCGGCGAACTGATTCGATACCTCAATGCCTCGTTTTGTGACACCCTGAAGTACCTCATTTGAGACAATGCCTATTGCATTCAAGCCCTCGGCAGTCGCAACAGATGCCTTTGAAATAAGTTCAAGAGGCTTGAGGAGTGCAACTCCAATGCTTGCACCAGTTGCCTTTATCCTAAGAGCGAGAAGGTCAAGATTTCTTATAAACACTTCTATAAATGATCCAGCAGCAACAATTGCAGTGCCTATCAGTGCAGCCTTTCCTGCCATTATTATAAATGCCTTGGTAGGTATTGCCAGTGCAATGCCCAATGTCTTGAGTGCAACTGTCAATTTGCTGATCTGATTGATTGACGCAACAAATGCTATACTACCGAGCACGCCTGCAAAGTATGCAAAGTCTTCTGCCAGATCCCTTACATTCACAGTTTCTATGGCCTTGCGCATTCTGACAAATACTTTTTCGATCTCAACTGCCATGGATACAATTTTAGTACCAAACTTACCTACATCACCGATCAGTTTGCCTATGAATTTGGAAAGATCTTTAATTGATTTTATGACTACAGGATTCTTTGTTATGAAAAATCCCAACTCCTCAAGCAGATCACCCCAGGTATTTGAAAGTTGCTGAACAGCCCCTGAATATGTGTTGACCTTCGCAGCAGCCGCGCCTCCAAACTGGGTTTGAAGCTTTTCAAGAACGTTGGCAAAATCCTTTGATGTGTCGCCTGTTTTCTTTATAACTATGCCATACCGACTTAATGAAGATATGTTTCCTGCTGCAGCCTTTCCCAACAATAATGAAGCTGTTGTCAGATCAACACCAATTGCTGCACTAAGATCAACCGCAGCTGCAGTTGCATCCTTTAAAGCCTCGTTTGACAACTGTCCCATTGATTGGATCAAAGCTGCATTCTGAAGAATTGCTTCATCGCCAACGGTAGTGACCTTTTGAATCGATGATGCGAATTCCTGAAAATCCTTTGAAGCCTGTTCGGTAAACTGTCCTGACAATTTCAAAGATGTATCCAAGGAATTGACGGCATCTTCTTGGATTGAAGCCGCTTGAGTAACCGTTTTCAGGGTGTTTATGACGCCCTTGGCTGCAAAGAATCCTGCAGCAAGTGCTCCAAGCGCCTTCAGGGAAGTGCCCAGGCTTGACAGTGATTTTTCCGCCTGCCTGGTATCTGCACCTACCTTTATTGTCGTCTTTGCAACCATATGTCACCTCTTTTTTGCTTGCTTTTTTGCATCCTCAACTTTGATTTCATCAAGAGTTGAATCAATCACTACAAAAATATCTGATTTCAGATATGGAAGGTCATCAAATGAACTGTGAAACCCTATGCCATTCAATCGCTTTCGCTGGATATATTCTTGAACGAATGACGTAAATTCATGCTCGTTTGTATCCTTCCATGCAATTGCTCTTGTAGCCCGTCTGGCAAGCTCAACTACTTTTTTCCGGTATTGCCACCGATACCGAGCAGGGAAGCAGTTGCACAATCCATTTGCACTTTCTGACAATCCATATCTTCATCAAGTTCATCAAAGGTCTTGTATGTCTTGTGGCCTCTTGTAAGATTGACTTCCTTGTAATGTTTGATCGATGCCTTCAATAGCTTTATTACTACTTCAGGTTTCTTGAAAGCATTTTCTGCAGCTTTTTTATTGCCTGCAAGATCCATTACATTGATACCAATTTGATCCAACATCTCCAGACGTTCAATATTCTTTGCCACGTTCATTGTCACGTGACCATCGAAACCCTTAAATGTAAGCTTTAAATCCATTTTTTTTATTCCCTGTAATTTAGTGTGCAAAAACTATACAAAACTTAGATACATCTCGCCTAGTCCATTTGAAACGAATGGCTGAACTTCAGCTGTAACCCTTGCTATACCATCTTCATCGACGACTTCGATGTTGGTTATTTTTGCAGAAAATGTTGCCAGACAACCTGATTTTCCAGCGTCCCAGTTGGTACCATCAGCCTTCGTGCCAAAAATATAAGCAAACCGTACCGTGTCATTACGACGATACCTTGCAAAATTCTGAACACAATATTGTGGGATGATTGCAGTGAAGCCTATTGTTATCTCACGGGCTGTTATCAATGATCCTGATTGGCCTGATGCTGCACAAATATCATTTATGCTCGCCTTGGTTCCATTGATTGAAACATTGATTGTAGAGGGGTTTATGCAATCTATGTCACTTGATGAATCACCGAAAAGAACCTCTTGATTTTTCGCAGTGAGCGGGCTGGAATTATCGAAAGAAGGAGTATGAGGAGCTCCAAAGTCAAGCTCTGAATCACCATCATATGTCAGTGATCCAGTATCATCGGCGGCAACACTGAATCCAAGCTTCGTTCCAATCGTATTTGCTGCATTTGTTCCTGTATTCCAAAGAATGGAAAGCAATGAGCCATCGCTTGCAATTGTAAATTTGCCAGCACTTGCACCTTTGGAGTTGTAGGTAACTGTAAATGTATCGGTTGACGCGGAGGTGTTGATTCCAGTCTGAAGTGCCAATGCGAGCTCTTCAGGATCTTGATACACTTTCGCTTCAACGCTTGCTGCAAATGTTGCGGGCCCAGTTTCAGTTATGTCAATATAACGTGTTGACGCTGTGATATCGATTGGATTGTTGAAAAAATTGATACCCTCAAGAGAAAAAGAACCATTAACTAGTTGACCTGCATCACCGGTAATATAACATCCAAGAACTCTTGCACCTGATATTGCTTGATGAAGACCACCATTCCCCCAATACATATGAGCGGAAAGGGTGTCGTGTCCAGTGTCAGTTGGGATGTAGGTGATCGCTTTTCCCAAATCTACGCCTGTTCCAGGTGCAGTTGCCAGATCGAAGCCCAAGGTCAAATCATCAGTTGATACTGATTCAATGGGCCTTATCGATCTTCCGTTTGTTCCGTCCTTTAGAAGGAGCGCCTGGCCTCTTTGAAAATTGACACCCTCACCAGAATCAACCTTGATGATTGATACTGTCGATGAAGCAACAGTATCGTATTCAGTTGAGGCAACATCTTCAGAACCAAAAAGAGATTTATACAGCGGGCCTGCTTCAGGTGCAACCCCTTCAGTCTCAGAATGCTTTAAATATGAACTGAACGAAAGCGATGGCGCTGAAATGCCAGGTATCGGCTCGCCTACTCCAATGCTCCCAGTCAATTCTGCATTGTCTAGAGATTCCTTGTTTTCAGTCAGCGATACATCATCCTGCAATTTTGTATAATCAGTATTTGCAGCAGGATCGATCAGCGTACCCTCTGTTGTTTCCGCTTTTATTCCAAGGATTGAATTTCTTGTCGTTATGTTTGTCATTTTTGTAACCCCTTATTCAAAATATTCAGCAGAAATAGCTGATACAATGGTTATTACCTTTCGATCATCTTCAATATACTCTATGCCTTGATCGGTGACATATCTCGCTCGAATCACCTGAACACCATTCAGAACACTTATTTTTTGCAATTCTTTCCAAACCAGAAAAGCATCTTCATAAAGCGCCTTTTCCTGCGTGGCCCTTTCGATTGGATCAGTTTCATGGGCTGTATATAAATTACTCAGAGTAAGATTATATGCCCTGTCAATCGTAAGTTGAACACCATCAAGATATCTCTCTGTGTTCTCACCACCTGCGATCCCTAGGGAATATCCCTTTTCAAGCCTGATTAAATCATTGTCGCCTATCTCATATGCATCAGCAAGCCTGTGATAAGCAGTCAACTTGCTTTCAATGAGCGTTATCAGACCATCATATACCAAAGATCCATTTGACATTATCGACCTACTCTCATCATTGCTGGTGTTTTCTCAGACCTATCATAGTTCCCATTTAGGTTCTGGTCTATACCCCAGTCGCCACTATTCATTGATTCAGTGTAATACTTCCTTGCATCGGCACGGTCTTCTGCATATGAAATTCCGAGACCTGCGAATATTATTTCAGCCGTTTTATGCACGCATGGTATTTCATAGCGCTTTGAATCAAGGATTTGATCTTTTGACAAAATCATGTTTCGACTTTTCAAATCGGTGATGATTGCATCACTTGCAGACACCTCCTGAGTAGTCCAGTCGGCTTTGCCTGCTTTGAACCGTGTCATGATTGATGAATTATTGAACAGCGGGTATTGTGAAAACAAGGCATTGTCATCACAGAATCGATTTCCAATATAGTTGATTACAAGTGCAGAATCGCTTGATGCATCGTATCCAAAACGCATCCAATAAACACTATATACCTTGGTATCTGCGAGCTCTGTTATATCAGAAGAATCGTCTTCTTGATCCCAGCCCTCGTCCTTGTCAACTGTAAAATTGATATTGCCTGAAACCTCGAGAGTATTTGTGCCTTTAGTATAATCAATTATATCTGCAACAGACACCCATGCGTTGTTGTACCAAATATCAATTGTCAGTGTCCCAGCCTGATCGTTTGCCGTCTCGATTTCAAAAAACTTGTGATTGAAAGGAAAAAACGAGCTCACATAAAGATATGTTTTGCAATCCCATGCTCCAGTCGCAGTGAATGGATTTGACCATGGGATAGTGCGGTCTATGATTGTGCCTGCATCATCTATAAAATATCTGTCAAACATTTTAACCAGCCTTTAATATTTGGTTTGAATTGTTGCAGTCACCGTTGCAACGCCCTCGGTCACTACATGCTTGAGCCTTACAAACTGATAAAATATCCCGCTCTTGTTCAAAAAGCCAGTTGATGCACCTGAAACTGTGAAAGTATCCGATGTATCATGATATTTAATATCATCTTGTGATGCCTGCACTGTAATAGTACCAGCAAGAGTGCTTTCAACAGCAAGTGTATGAACACCTGTTCCAGTATCAGTCAGATTTACAGCCGTGCCACCTTGTGTTGCTGATAATTGAATTGTATTTGCATCAATAATTTTTACAAAATAATCTGTTGCAAGGCTCAAGCCAGCGGGTAGAGTGTCCGTTGTTGTACCTCTTACCAAGAGCCCTTCCAAAAAACCATGGCTTTCGATAGCAATATAATCTGTTGCTATAAAAACATTTTCATCAACTCCTTCAGTAGTCTCAGCTGATGTTATGCTTCCTGCACCGCTGTCGTCTGCATTTTTTAATGCAGGATTTGTTGCTGCACCAGTGCTTGCATGTGTCATAATCATAGTACCATCGGCTGCAGTGTCATCGGTTGCTATCAATGCACTGAATCCTGTCAGACCATCAAAAACAAGTTCTGCTGAAGCCGCGAATTGAACCGCTGTAAGACCTGCCGAACCATTGACCTGACTTTTTCTTGCTGAAGGGATAGCTGTCCATATTGCACCTGTAGGCTCTGCTCCAAGTACTGACCCTTGTGTTTCTGTAGTCAAGGTAAAGCCTGTATCACCATCGACTGCATCGGTTAGGGCTTCAATATCCACATTTGTCACCGTGCAAATATCGTCTGTACTTGAAGCAGTGAACTTTGAATCAGCATGAATTGCTGTTTCAAGTTTGCCAGCTATAACTGAAGCTGTATCATCTGCAGCTATAGTTGTTATTTCGACTGATCTAGTTGCGCCGTGAGAAGGTTCCGAGGTGCCGCTGTTATCTACATCAATCCAAAATCCGACGCTTCCTGCCGTATCCTGCAATACAAAATAAGTGCCATCAAGCGAGCCTGAAATATCTGCAATAGCAGTTATGTCTGTTACTTCTGCTATGCCTGCCTTTGACAGAGCGCAACCCCAGGCGTCCCCACCTGTATCATACATCACTATATAGTCGCCGTGCGTTGCTGCAGAAGTAGCTGGAAACGTCAAGGTAGATACCTCTACAACTCCAGTATCAAATGTTTTTGATGTATAAGATCCTGTATCGTCAACCCATGATGCATAAAGGCTATATCCGAGATAACCATAAAGGTTGTAAGATTCTGAATAATTTGTACCTCCAGTCGGCACAATACTTATATCTCGTTCTGAAACACCCATTAGGTAACTCCTTTTTATTTTTAAAACTTAAATTCAGTGTTCATACCACCAGAAATCAACGTCCATGTATCCAGCTTGAACTGCCTTTTTTACCAGTTTGAATAAATATATGGTATTTTGATCGCCAACTATTTCATGGTTGAGACCTGGAGCAACGCCTGTTGCATTTTTTCCAGAACCCATTTTTGAAGCCCAAATTTGAGTGCCATCGGTTGTTACCGTCGGCCCTGCATATGCGACAAGCTCGGCAGTATTGGGACTATCACCTCGATTATTGACAGTAGTTACCTGAGTTCCGTTTACACTGACTGTACCATCTCTAAAAATATATGCTTCAAACTCAACATTGGCATATAACGATACTTTTGCATGTATACGGGTATCTGTATCGGGCGTTATAAACATGAAATAAACTGTTTCATCAGCACCACCAACAAAATCTACAAAATTCTTATAGAAATAATGATTTCCTTCATGCACTTCATGATGATCTGGATCAAGGACTACTGGGCCATTGAATTCTGAATCCAACTCTATATTTCTGTAAAGCCCGCCTTTGCCTTTGCCTGTTATTACAGCCTTGACAAGTCTTGAATCGTCCTCGCCTGAAATATTATCTTCAATCCTATGGCTTGATGCAAGTGCATTGCCTTTTTTTATCACTGCATGAAGTCTAAATTCTGTTTGTGCTATACCACCATTTGTATATGTTATTCGCATATATTGCATTGACGGTTGTATGCTGAATGTTTTGCCAGTGCTTGCAGGTATTGTATAAGTGTCCTCAGTATCCCAGAAGATGCTTTCAACACCATTTACAGAGTGACCTTGTTCGATAACAAGACCATCTATTGCACTTGCCTGATCGGCATAAACAGTTACAAAAATAATGCTTGCCTGCAATACGTCTGTTGCCGTGCCTGGGAAAACTTCATCGATTCCCAAAGGCTCATGGCTTGTATTGTTTTCATCAATCACACCATTGATGCTTATATCAACGCCATCACTTGCGAAAGGGGTTACCTTCAGCTGATTGTTGATCGATTCAATGTTATGAATCTTTCCAGTATGGTCTACATATAGAGTGTTTGGATCAAGACTAGACATCTACCACCTCAAAAGACAGCAAGCTTGAAAAATCAGCTTCGGATGCATTTGGAAGTGAAAACTTGTACCTCTGTTTTCCTACCTTCATTTCCCAGAATTGATTTTCAGCCTGGACGTAAATATCAGCTGTAAACCAACCATTAACATCGGTAGTGCCCAATGTTTCCCATTCATATATATGCAATGCAGTGCTGTTTATAAACCCTTGAAAAGGTCTTATTTGCACTACTTCACTTGCAACCGTACCATCATGGTCATATATATACCCGTCAAAACTGCAAACTGTTAAAACAGGAATGATAGGAGCAAGGTTGTATGTTATCGTCATCACATCAATAGATGGTGTAGTCAAACCATCATCACTGTGCAGAAATATTTTTGCTGTCGAGGCACATTGAGTTGTTATCAGATCACTAATATCACTCACAAGCTCGGCGATGGTATTCGATTCTGCATACGTTCCGTTGCTGTCTTCAGCACTACCACCTGTCACCCATCGATCCTGTGCTCCACAAAGAGCCGTAAATTTAACTAGATCACTTCCAACTTCGGTAACGGTTGTAGATATGTTTTCCCAGTCAGAAGTTCTGAAGGTTGAATTTGGAACCAGTGCAGGGTTGGTTGTTGGATATATTTGGGATGTATAGGTTAAAGTCAATAAGTCTGCTGACATCTGGACAGTACCATCATCAAAAACAATATCCACATTTATATTGTCAGTTGCTGGCAGAGAGATGATATTGGATAATATTTCAGCCTCAGAATTTGATTGTGCATAGGTACCATCACTAGACACCCAACCGGAATTATAATATAAATCATTAATTACATAGTGCGGTATGTTTGCTTCGGTTGTTGAAAAGCTGGTGAACGTCTGTATTTCTCCAGCTCCTGAATAGGAGAATTGTGGTAGCTCTATTTTAGATGTTGGATAAACTGCACTGCTGTAAGTGAGTATTAGATTGTCGGATTCCATCAACGAACTGCCATCCCCGAAAACCAAGTCCACGTTCACTGTGTCCGTCTCTGTAAGGGCAGGTATATTTGTATTAACGTCGGCTTCAGAATTAGCTTGTGCATAGGTACCGTCACTAGATACCCACGCTGCACCGTTCCAATACTCATCATTTACTATATATCGAGGGCTGTTACCATCGGTTGTGGAAAAAGCGGTATAGTCTGAGATACTTCCTAGACCTGCAAAACTAAACTGAGGTAGCTCAATCTTAGACTCTATATACTTATATTCCGATAAGATGTACCCCGGAGTGTAGTTAGTAGTATGTTGAACGGTATCAAACACTACTACGTCTTCAAAATAGGCATCAGAATTCCAAGTACCCCCTGCATTTGCCCCAACTCGGAAAAGACCTATATCCGAGTTTCTAGTTCCAGTAGAGATTAAATCGGATAGGGATAGTACTCCATCGATAAAAAGTCTAGTCTCACCACTAGTTAGATCGGTATTTACTTCGAACTCGTAGGTCACTCCTGAGTTAGGTAACCAAGTATCAGACACATCCAAAATAAGACCACCAGCCTGATCTGTTATGTATAAATGTAGTATTCCTCCACTACCATGATACATCCCTATAGAGTTATCTGTCAGATTATGTCCTTCACAAATTACAAACATACCTCGTATTGTTAGTGGGCCTCCAGTATAATTAGGAGTATATTTAAACCTAAGTGTCAGTGTTTGCTGGCTAGATGCGTTACCTGCTGCGTCATAACTGACGTATTTGGAGGTACCTCCAGTGACATCCAACCGATTACTAACTACACTGGCTCCTCCGGTGGCGGTACCTGTTAGCACCCCCTCACCATAATTTAAATTGATGTCTGTGGTATACGTGCCAACCGACGTTGAATCAGTAGGTGCTTTGTCTTTTTGTTGTACTTTCCCTGCTACAAATTCAGCTTTTGTGTTATCGTAAGTAAACCCCGTATCATTCGCAAAATCCTCAGTGAAAGTCTGTCCTGTGGTAGTTATAAGTTTTTGTCGTACCACCCCAGCAGCAAATTCTGCTTTAGTATTATCATATGTAAAACCTGTATCATCGGCAAAGTCTTCGGTGAAGGTCTGATTAGGATTATCTTGAAGCTTGAGTTGAGCTTTGCCGTCTACAAATTCAATGAGGTCTGTATCATATGAATAATTGCTGGCAGTCGTGAATTGATATGTAGTTATTGTTGTCATGAATCGAAAGCCCCCAAAGCATAGATATAAGCCGTTTCAGAAGATACGATAGCCCATAGGTTATTGCTGTTGCCTCTTTTCACTCTCAGCAAAAAAGGATCTCCAGGCGACAATGGATAGGCATTGGAACCGCCCGCTGTAATCGTATTATCTTCGCCTATCCATATTATACCGCCCGTGTCAAGGTGTTTGATGCTTACGGATTCAGCGTCATCAGGCAAATCAATCAATGTTGCCGTTGTAGTTATCAGTGTCCTGACAGCCCCAACAGAGTTGTATCTTGGATCAATTATTTTTCTGAATACCTGACTGCCTTTTTCTTCAAAGCAGTTTCGATTCAGATCACCAATCGGCGTCAATGACGGCATAGCATCACCTCAAACATCAAACAAATGGAAGGTACCGAAGCACCTTCCAAACAGGGAATAAAAACCGGATCGTTACTCCCGAAGGAGTTAGAACTTTTTAATTTCCCATAAAAATACCATTTTGCCAGTCAACAGTGTTTCAGCTTCAATTGAAAACTGAAGCTTCTTTGTAGCTGATACTTTAACAAATCCCTCTGTACCGCCAGTTGTGGCGTTCTCAGGGATGATAAAAGAACCTATTGTAAAAGTAGCAACGGGCTCTGAATTCAAAAAAGCGTCGGCAGTTTCATCACTCTCTACAGTCAGAAGCGCTGATCCTCCAGATGTAGGTGCGGTTGTAACCTTGACACCAACAAGCTTTACAAGCAAGTCATCGGCTGTAGCTGCAGTCATGACGTAATCGGCAATAGCTCCAGTATCTTCATCAAAATCGTAAGTTGTTTCATAAAATTCAGATGTATTTGAAAATGGTGCTCCAAAACTTCCTGTCTTTAACATATCATACTTCCTTTGTTTGTTTTTCTAGTTCAATTTTATTATTAGATAAATTCTTTTTCTTGACTTGACCAACGGGCCTGTCAAAAAGAACCCATACACCAAACATTTGACCATGAATGAGCCAACCGCCTGGCATAATCGTATGAACATTGTCGATCGCCTTCAGTTGATCTTTCAACTTTTCAGGTGATCGGGCCTCAAAATAATGCAGATTTTCATAATTGTTTTTCATTTTATTCCCTTGAACGATCCATTAATTATGCTGCACTAGTGACCTTGTAACATTTTTTTGCACCATCAATGCTCAATTTGGCCCCAAAAAGAAGGTCAACTGACAAGGTATATCCAAACTGCTTGTTACCATGGAGATCTGAAAGCTTGAATTGTGGCTCCGTTTGAGCGGCATAAAGCAAAGCTTCAGGCAAAAATGCTATGGATGATCCAGTCAGAGGAGCGCTGTCATCTTCATAGTTGATGAATCCGTAACGTTGCTGGCCCACTTGACCGCTGATCCTTGCACCATCTTCAAACCCAAACGTATCTGCGATTAAATTATTGTCAGAAAGAAAATCGCTGTAATAGCCAGGTCCCATTAAATTGTACCAAGGGCTTTCCTTTGACCAATGAGCTTCAGCACAGGCTTGTCGCATGTTTGCCATGATGGTGTTGCTCATTGCTGCAGTTGAGTTGATTGTATGATCAGGGTTTGAGGTGCTTGGTACCATCAAGGAATACAAGTATGTATTTATTTGACGGCCAACATCGTGCATCATTGCTTTTCTTACGTCAGGATTGCTTGAAGGATCGATGATGCTTTGGATTGAAACAAGATCATCAAATTCAATAGCAGATACTGCCCGTCTGTCAGCTTTCAAATCCACTTTTGAAGTTGTGATTTTGTTTGTCTCATATGTATCGGCGTCAACGCCCACTTCTCTGAGATCACTTTGGAGCTCATTTATTTGGGACACACGGACGGTATCACCCTTGAATCTTATTTCACCCTCATACGCTTTTGATACAAGCGAAGGAAGCAAAAAGGATTCCCTTAGTTCTTGCATGAAAAGAGTTGACCATTTTGTTTGGATTTGGTCTGCAACATCTGTCAAACTTGTTTTCGCCATGATAAATAATCTCCAAAATTAAAAATGTGACCTCTTTTTTCATTTGAAGCAAGGGCTCTTATTTGTCTTCTGAATCCCAGTCGACTTCATTTGAGCGTTCCCTCATTTCTTTTGAAGACTTGAGGCTTTTCCATTCACTAACAGTTAATCCCTTTTTGCCTTTGCCGCCTGTATGATTTTGCGGAAGGTCTGTTCTGGGATTTATCAACAATCTTGTGTGTTCAGTTTTGAATTCATTGACACAGTTGTTCAATGAATCATGGTCTATTTGACCCTCATTATCCAAGTTGATCTTTTCTAGATCAACCAAACCGTAATATTTTGATTCAAGCTTGGAGCTTCCCAAGCCCTGCAAAAAACTTGTCAGCTTGTGAGTATCAACCAGCCTTTTTGTCGACTGATCCAACAAGCCCCTGGTCTCATCAATTTCACGCTGTTTTTCACTTAAAACTTCATCAAATTTCTTTTCTTCAATGAGAGCTTTTTCAGCCTGTTCTTGATCCTTGCTTTTGTATACAGCCAATTCAGCCAATGCATCAGAATGCTTGTCTGAAAGCCTTTTTTTCTCTCCAAGAACTTTTTGGAAAGAAGAATAACTAACTCTTTTGTCGTCTGAATTATAACCCACTGGGTCGCCCGCTGGGCTGTTTGGAAGTGTCACATCTGCTTTGTCCGAATCTGTAGTCATGATGGTATCATCCCTATTTTAAAATTGTCAAATTTTTTTAATCAGTTTTTCAATCCTCTTTTCATACTGCCTGTGCATCGCAGTGAAATCCGCCCTGCCTATGAAAAGAAATGGTCTACCCTGTTCTGCCTGTCCTGATGCCTTGTCGTTATTTTTCCTATCCCTCCATCCAATTAGCAAATTTTTCTTTGTAGCACTTATCACAGTCATCTTATTCAGCATGGCACCAGTCAATGTGAGGTTTGACTTGTTGCCTGATGCTGCTTTTGGATGTTTTCCTTTAATCTTTTTTCTGAGTTTTGCATAGTTGTCTGTCACACGCTTGATAGTTCGCTTGTTGCCACCTGCCTTTGCAACGCCCTTGTATTCATTTCTAGTTCTGTTTCGGATCAGTGTTATTGTACGTTTTCCGAGCAATCGCATTTCCTTGCCTGAACTGATGTTTTTTAAAAATGCTTCCATTTTTTTAATCGCAGGATCTTTTTTTGCCATGACTACCCCTCCAGTTCTTCAGCCACTTCTTGTGCGTAATCGTCAAGTATGGGCTGTAAATCCTTTTTTAAAATGTCAAGGAACGGACGAGCCTTGCCAGGTATAGGCGATTTCTTTCCATATGTACCTCTTATATTGCCTTCAGCCTTTCGTTCGTTTTTTGTATTCTTGGTGTACCCCACAACAATCTGTCCGTCTTTTGAAGCTCCCTTGAAGTATCTGATTGCCTCAATCATCGAATGGGTGAGTGCAAGATCAACAGGCCCGCTTGCACTCACTCCTTTTTTCTTTGCATATTGCTTTGTGTATTTTCCAGCCTTTCCAGCCCAATCACGGCTATAGACATTATATCCAAGCCGTGTCCTGTCCTGAATGAACTTTATAACCCTGGATGCAACTTCATGCCTGTCATCAGCGTCAAGGTAATCAGGTATTGCTACCTTCAGTTTCGTTTCCGTCTTGTTCCGTTGGCTCGCCAAAACTTAAAACCTCCTCGTCGTCTTCAATCTCAACCATCAATTCATCGAT